TTCGTTGCATCTTTGTGCTGTAAACCAATAACCGTATTACTATGAAAGCAAACAAAAAGTCTAGATTCGTTGACCTTTCCGCTGACGTCGCCGAGTACATGTTTACTGAATGGCTTGTTCGCCAAGGCATATTTTCCGCGTATAGAGCCAATTTCGAGAGAATTTATCCCGGCCATCGACCTTTCCGCGATAATTTGCGTGACAAGATTCGCTTTCTGTGTCGCCCGTCCAGCCTTGGCATCGAATGTATTATTTCTACATCTTTCCTGTTTTCCATGACGCCGGAAGGTTTCAATTTCTGGTCGGAAAAATCGAATCTCTGGCGACATTTTTGCAACGAATTCAAATCTATTCTTTAAACCATATCATTATGACACAGATTCATGTTGTTGTTCGTCGAGTCAACCCGGCTCTTAAAATCGACCTCGTCCAGGTAGGTCGTATCAAAGATGGCCAGTTCGACCCTATTCCTTTTGACGCTATCGCGAATTCCCCCATCGCCTCCTACTTGAAGAGTTCGGGTATTAGCGATTCGCTCTACATCGACCATTCGGAAATCTCTGACCTCATCGGCACCTGCAGTGTTTTCCCTGGCTTTTGTATCGAATTCTTTGATAACACGATTGTTCTTCTGTTTGACCTTAAACTTGATTGCGATGAAAGCACGACGAAAGAAGAAGGGAAAAGGGACTAAAGTAGTGACCCGTCCGCTTGGAGGTCGAGTCCTCTAGGCCGTCGACTCCCAGGGGAGTCGCTCTCCCCTGGGATTTTTTTTACCCTCGGATTCACCGAATTTATTCGGTATACAAATCGTGAGTGAAGCCATGGAGCTCGAAGACGCGAAGCGTCCCGGCCGTTAAGGCCGTCGAGCGGCGTAACGAAACAGTTTTCGCCCTCGAAAGTACCGTCTTTCGAGGCGCAAGATAACCTTTTTGAATTATGGATTATTTTGATTTCCGGCCTAGGTTTTCTCCTACTATTAATAGCATTCCTTATCGCTATTCTATTGGCGCATATCGAGGCAGAAAGCGAGTCGTTATTGCTTGGTTCGCTGAAGAGATTCCTGCGAATGATTATCTTGTTCGCTGTCGCCTTGATCATCCTAGTATTAAATTTGATTGTCTTCAAAGCTTTCTCTGATGCCCTGCTCTTCTCCCATATGGATACGCAATCGCCGCTATTTCGACAAGAAGAATCCTTGTCGTAATGGCTCTGACGTTGCCAAATCCGCCTTGGCTCTTCGCCCTTGGGACATTGCTCGCCAATGGCTAATGGTCCCGTGTGGCAAGTGCGAGGAGTGCTTACGTCGTCAGCGCAATAATTGGTTTGTTCGCCTCGAACGCGAGCTTGCCCGCTGTAAGGCTGAATCTCAACAGGCAATTTTTATTACGATAACCATATCCCCTAAGTATTACGATGAAGCGTTGCGAGACCCCTCCAGGTTTATTCGACGATGGAATGAGCGCGTACGCCATCGCCTCGGTCACTCTTTTAAACATGCGTTTTTCCAGGAGTTTGGCACCCACCCGGAGACAGGATCAGAACCTCGTCTTCATTTTCACGGCTTTCTTTTCGGTACTAATTGCCTATACAACGAAATTAGGTCAGCTGTCCGTGATTTAGGCTTCGTTTGGCTTGCGAAAGGCACACATAAGCGTGCACGGTACGTTGTTAAATATGTCACTAAGCAAATTTATTTTGACCCCACAGAAATATCTAATCAAAATGTCGTTTTAGATGGAAAGACTACATCTTTATCTTGCCTCCTCCAACATCGCCGTTATACGCGAAAATTCGTATCTGCTGGCGTTGGTGATTTTCTTGGTTATATGCCTCGTCCTTCTGCTCGTACTTCGACGTGGTCTTATTTTGATTTTGAGAAACGTATCAATTATAATTACTCGATCCCTCGATACTATCTTAAATATCTTAAACAAGAAGACGAAGTTGTACGTTCGATTACCTCTGCTGATAGCTATGCACGTTTTAGCAAGTCTTCTCTGGTTAAGCGTATTGTGTCTCTGTGCGTTGAACGGTTTGGCCTCAATTCCTCCGTATCCCGTAGAGATACATATACGTGGGAACAGAAGCAAATGATGCGCTTCTCTGCGTCTTCTCGGAAGATGCCCGATTTTGACCCCCCTACTTGGCTGGATTTGGATATTCTTCAGTTTTGGAGAGATCACTATAAACTTCAACTAATTATTTAATTTATGGGAAAACAACCTTTTATTTCACACGTTGTAAACGGCTACTCTCGCTACGATGTTCCCGAGAGCAAAGCTTTTACATGCACACCGGGTATTCTGTATCCGGTGCGGATCGATTTTATTAACGCCCGCGACCGCGTCTCTATCGAGCAGGGTATTGACGTTCGTAGCAATCCTCTCGCTGTTCCGACATTCAATCCCTATACCATTCGGCTTCATCGTTTCTGGGTGCCTCTGCAGTTGTATCACCCCGAGCTTCGGACGAATAGTAGTAAGTTCGATATGAACAGTTTGAGCACAAATTGGGTTTGCTCCACTATGACCGATACCGGCGCACTTAATTCCAACCGTTTTGGCGCATCGTATGTAAACTCCCTTTTTTCCTGGCTTCGCATCGGAAATAAGAGCAATATAGGTGGAACTCCCTTGCTCTCCGTGTCGCTTCCGTCGAATGCTTCGATAACACAGTGGTCTAACGCCGATACTTATTTGGCTTATTGGGATATTGTTCGAAACTATTATGGTTTTTCGCAATGGGGTCTTTATTCTTTTGCGTGGCCTATGGCGAATAGACTTCTTTATTCTTCGTCTTCGTTTGCTCTTGATTCCAACAACCCGACCGGTTCGAGGTTTTTTACGCAGTGTTACGGAAACCTTGAATTTCTGGATGCGTTCTTCGAGAGCCAATTTTATCCCTCGTCTGTTGCTTCTACCAATAATACGTTTAACCGTGGCAATCTTTTCTATCAGATTATTCGTTCGGATTTAGACAGCACGGGTAGTACTGGAGACGGTTATCCCGTTGATACCTCTTATCCGAATTCTAGTTTGCTCGGGTCTACCGGCATTAAATCCCAGATTGATGCGACTACTAAAAGCACCGCCAACTCTGCCTTGTCCTATTTTTTAGTCGCTCATCCTATGGCGGTCGTTCCTTCGAATCCCGACCGATTTAGTCGTCTCATTCCTACGGGTTCTACCTCCGCTGTTTCCATGTCCGGTGTTTCGACTATACCGCAATTGGCCATTGCTTCGCGGCTCCAGGAGTATAAAGATTTGCTTGGCGCTGGAGGCTCCCGTTATAGCGATTGGTTGGAAACCTTTTTTGCGTCGAAGATTGAACACGTTGACCGGCCTAAGCTTCTCTTTAGCGCCTCCCAGACTATTAACGTGCAGGTTATTATGAATCAAGCAGGACAAAATAATTTCACAGGTCCGAGCATTAATGGTCCTCTCGGCCAGCAAGGTGGTGCTATCGCCTTCAATGAGCGTCTTGGTCGTCGTCAGTCTTATTATTTTCGCGAGCCCGGCTATATGATCGACATGCTGAGTATTCGACCTGTTTATTACTGGAGTTTCGTTAAGCCGGATTATCTCAACTACCTGGGTCCCGATTACTTCAACCCTATTTATAACGACATTGGCTATCAAGATGTCTCTTCGGCTAGGCTGGTTTTTAACGGAAATGCAGGTGCTACATCTGCCTCCGAACCGTGTTTTAACGAGTTTCGGGCATCCTACGATGAGGTTCTCGGACAACTCCAGGCTTATCCTCTGCCCGAGACTAATGGTACTGTCTACACTCCTCTTTATTCTTATTGGGTCCAGCAGCGTTCCGTTAAGCTTTCCGATGGCTCTGGCAGCCTGCCTGAATCTCATTATTATCCGATTCTTTTTACCGACATGAGTCAAGTTAACTCTCCTTTTGCTTCCAAAGTAGAGGATAACTTCTTTATAAATATGTCCTACGCGGTACAGAAGAAGACTCTTATCAATAAAACTTTTGCAACCCGTTTGTCTAATCGTTAAACTCTTGATATTATGGCGCTTGATTGGTTACTTGAAGATGCTCCCGCTTATGTCTCCCGCGGTCAGCGAATTATGTCTGTCCTCGATGGTTCTGGTTCCGTCGATGTTTTGCCCGGTCGCCCAGACGTGGTGGCCGAGCCCTCCGACTTTGATAAGGGTGAGAAATTCAACCCCGAGATTGAGTTTGACCCCAACTCCTTCTCTCGCATGGACAAGTTCGACGGCGTCGAGGTTGGCCAGGAACTTATTGATTCTCAGCTTGATAAGTCAAAGCCTACTTCAAATTCTGCCAATTCTGAAGAAAAATAGTATATCCTTTACTTGACGATATATGCTACGTGCGCGGACCCCTTCTGCGAGAGTCCGTGAATTGCTGAAGGTTATTGGTAACGACTCCAGGAGAGGCCGCGCATTTTTCTATCGTTCTTTAATTTTTTGAAGTTATGTCAGATACTAAGACTCCTTTTTACAAGTCAAAAGCTTTTTGGACGCTGATCTCCTCCATTATTGCTGCTTTGGCTGCCTTTTTCTTGTCGTCATGTGCTGCCCAGGCTAGAGTGCAGCGTAATGGCGTTCACATTGATACAGTACGCGTTGATTACATCATTCGTTCTAGAACTTTAACTAACGTATAATATGCCCGCTCCTATTGCTGCCACCGCCGCTACCGCTTCCTTTGGTCGTGCCCTTGGCGAATCTGCTGCTTCTACCGGCACTACCGGTTTAATAAACGGCTTCTTAGGTCAACTTTTTGGCGGCATGAACGCCCGTCGCCAATGGCGTTTTCAGCAGAAACAGATGAAGCTTCAACAGCAGTATGCTTTAGAGCAGATGCAGAAGCAGTCTGAGCTTTCCTATGCTAATTGGCAGAAGCAGTTCGATTATGAGAATGCCTACAATGATCCCTCGAAGGTTTTCGACCGTTATTTGAAGGCTGGTGTAACCCCTGCTGCTGTTTTAGGCTCTTCAGGCGTTGGTGTGAACGCTACAATGTCTGGCGGCTCTGCCTCTATGCCCTCTGCTTCTGGACCTTCCGGAGGATCTCCGATTGCCCCCGGTGGTTTTTCAGCTGATCCTGCGGCTATCGCTCAAAATATGCTTGCTCGATCGACTGCAGACCGTAACGTTGCCGCCGCTAATCGTGATAACGCCGAAGCTGATTTGATGCGAGGCAATACCCATAGTGCTGATTGGCGTAAAGATATGGACGATCTCGAAAAGAAGGCCCTCGAGCATAACATTAGCAACGTCGCTGAACTTGTTCGTCTTAATCGTGCTCTTGCTGATATTCATGCTGCTGATGCTGAATATGCTGACCTTATGGCTACGTACAAATTTCAGGATTTTGTGGCTATGTATTCAAAGCATGTTGAAGAGGCAAATATGATTAAGAAGTACAACGATAAGTATTTCGATTCTGTTTATGCCGCGCAAATCTCTCGTGATTATGCTGCTGCTTACGAATCTGCTGCCTCCGGTGATTTGATGAAGTCTGACACTGAAATTCAGAAAGTTCGCCTCGCCGATCTTCGTGAGTGGTTCAATCTCAATTGGGAGACTGAAGTTGATGTTCCGGAAGTTGATGAGAAGGGTAAGCCTACGGGTAAGGTGATCAAGATGACCGGTCGTCAAATTCATGAGAAGCTCTTGGGCCTCGCCGCCTCTGAAGGCGAACAAGGGCTTTCTGGTCGTTGGTTTATGAATCGTTCTGAGAAGAACGCTTTTGGCTATTCGATGGCTCGCACAGCTCTCGCTGGCGCTATCGCGATCAGTGGCATGGCCCTCACTAAAGGCGTGGCCTCGCCCGCCGGTTATGATGAAAGTCGAGAGGTTTATGATTCGAACGGTGAACTTCGTGGAGGTGTTTATACGTCTCGTCGAAATTTTAGGAGATAATGAACATTCTTTTTGACCTTTTGAACTTTGCCGTTCGTTTTTTTCGTTGCATCTTTGTGCTGTAAACCAATAACCGTATTACTATGAAAGCAAACAAAAAGTCTAGATTCGTTGACCTTTCCGCTGACGTCGCCGAGTACATGTTTACTGAATGGCTTGTTCG